AATACTGTACATCTAACGTTTTTGTGCAAAATGCAATCGAAGCACAAAATACGATTGACGCAGATAAACAAATATTAATAGAATTACAAGTTGAACAAGGTAAATTAAAACAAACTATTTCAACTTATTCAACGGTTCGCAATGATAATAATGCATTGACTGTATTAAAACAAAAGCATGAAACAAAACGTTTAGCAATTGAAAAACAAGAATTACAAATTCAAATTATTGAAAATGAATTGCAAACACGCGAATCGGAACTAGAAACATGTTTAGAACGTCAAGACTTATTTAAAGCTAATGAAACAGCAATTAAACATAATCAAGTTGTTGATAAACGAATTGCTGAATTAAAATCTAATATTGATTCTTCAACAGGTAAAATTAAAACTATTACTGACACAATTCGTAGCAAACATGGAATGATTGAAGTTGCAAAGACAACTAAAAAATCAGCAATTGAATCATTAGATAAATACAAACAGCTTGAAACAGAATATAAAGCATATGAATATTATCTAGATTCAGTTAAGCGTGATGGTGTTCCATACGAACTAATTGCAAAGGCTATGCCTAAAATTGAATCCGAAATAAACAATGTATTGAATCAAGTTGTTGATTTTAATATGGTGTTGCAAAGTGACGGTAAGAATATTAATGGCTATATCATATATGATGATGAAAATTATTGGCCTTTAGAATTAACAAGCGGTATGGAAAGATTTATTAGTTCATTAGCAATACGAATTGCATTAATTAACGTATCAGCATTACCACGTCCTAATTTCATTGCAATTGATGAGGGCTGGGGAAGTTTAGATGCAGAACATATTGCATCAGTTGTTAACTTGTTTGATTATTTCCGTACTAAGTTTGATTTTTCAATTATTATTTCACACGTTGACACAATGCGTGATATGGTTGATAATTTAATAGAAGTAAACAAAATAAATAAATTCAGTCAGATTCAACATGCTTGATATTTATATAAAAGAATATTAAGATGTAATGAAACGTAAAGAAGCAGTTTATAAAGGTTTACAGTTCAATAATGTATATTTTACTGACACATCTCTAACATCGCCTGATTATTTTCAAATTTCAGAATTTCCTAACAAATTAACGGCAGGTAAAAATTTATTTAAACTTCGAGGACATCCTACAAATTTAAAAGTAGGCGGATACTTGAATATTGAAGTTTTAGATTATAATGGTGATCCTATTTATCATCAAATAGTTGATTACATTGATGAAGATAAAAGTCGTGTTGTTGCAATTTATATTTATGAAGATACATCTCCTGGAGATTGTGTTGTAACACTTACAGCTGAAGCAGTTAATGTGCCACAAGAATGGCAAGGACGTGCTAATATTAAGTGGAATCGACAAGTACCGGTTAATCCTAATGTATCTAATGACTCAGAAATCATTTTTGAAAAATTACCAACCGTAACTATTACAGAGCAAGTTGGAACTCAATTAGATAGAACATTTGCAGGAGGAACACAATTTCCTACATACTCTACTGGATCTGTTAAATATTATTTATATAATAATCAACCAGCAATAGAATTAACGGGTGGATTATTTACTTCTGATATGAGCACAGGAACAATAACGGTCGCTACACCAGTTAACGCACTTCCTACGGCAACATATATTCCGTCTACGACTGCTTATAGCTCAACAATTAAAAAGATCTTATCTCCATCATTAGCATTGTTAGATTCAGCATATACGGTTTATAGTAGCCAAAGTATATCATCTCACACATATTCTTCATTTGATGCATCTACATTTAGTTTGCCATATGAAGCAACACCAATATATAGTCCAACTGAAAATTCTGAATCATTTGCATTAATACAAATTTCAGGCTTACAACCAGCTACTGGTGACGTTTCTAGAATTAAAACATTCATGAACAACAACGGACAAGTTGGCACATGGGAATTGATCAATGATATTGAATTAACAGAGACGGAAATATTTGTAGCAAATACAGCATCATTATATCCTGACACTAGCATTGGCTTATTTACAAGTCAAAGCATAATTAATGCATATTGGGAAGCACATACATATCAAGGCCGAACAGAAACTACGGCACCGACACTAACTTATACTACTAGTTCAATTAGCAATGCAATGTCAATTGTTAGTGCAACTAATATTACGGCGCCAAATGCAGTACACGTGGTACAAATTAAAGATGCATTCAAAGGTATCTTTGTTAAAGATGCCTCTTATAAAATAACATTGGATGCATTAGGAATTAAATCAGGAACACAAGATGCCAAGTTATCAGTATATTTATCTGGTAGTGCATTTGATTTTGAATCAACTGATTATTTCAATCAAGAACTACCAAAAACGTTAGGTAAGCGTATAGGCGAAATATCAGTCAATACAGTAACTCAAAGATTCGATGACTATGTATTTGATTTTGAAGCTTCTGATAATGGAACTGCTGTTTTACTTTTAGTAGTTGAAGCTGGCACATGGCAAGTTGCTGATATACGAACTACATCAGACAATGATGCAGGATATACACCTGATTATACTAGAATACGAAGTTTAGTACCAACAGCACATAAATCAAACAACCAACTTACATTTAAGATTGAATATTATAATTTTGCTGGAGTTAAAAGCAAACAAATAAATTATCTATACAATAAAAATTGGGAAGGCGGTAACCGGTACGTAGATGGAGAATATTCCATGTTAACTGGTTCACTTTATGTTGCAGACTCATTAGAATCGGGAATTGCAATATCAGGTTATAAAAATAGTGGTTTTGTTAGATCATTAGGATATGAAGGATTTGATGCTGGCTTCCCTGGATTCTTGTTGTGGTCTGGATCTGCATTAACTGGACAAACATCTATAGGATCTGCATATAGTGGAGTAGGTTTAGAGTTATATGCAAATACATCTAGTTATTTTAGATATAGTACACGCGACAATGAAATCGATGTTCGAACTAAAACATACTTTTTTGGCGATCCTAATTCAACATATGTTAGTGGTAGTAATGGATTATTAGAAATATCATCTAGCAATTTTTTATTAAGTAGTTCAGGAGATGTAATTGCAAATAATGCATTATTTACAGGTACAGCTCAAGCAAATATTATACTAGATAAAAGTGTGCGAATAACAACATCTAATTCATCTAGTTATTTGCAACAATATACATTGCCAGACACCGGGCAAACTGGATATCGTTTAGTATTAGATGGTAGTTTAAGTGGATCGTTGATTAGAAAAGTAGAAATACAATGTAACTTAAATTATCCAATTGGAGAAATAAAAACACCAGCAATTGGGTCAACAAAACGTTTAGATGTAACTATTGCTAGTTTGTCTACAAATTGTACTATATATGATAAGTTTACAAGTAAATATGGTATATTAATTCCGGTTTCGTATCCTACTTTATATATTCCAAACGGCGAGACTATAATATTATCAGTAACAGACCCAACGGCTGCTACATATGTAGGAGGATCATATTCGCCATTTGATTATGTATTTAATCAAATGTTAACAACGAATTATAATTTACGAGTATCACATAGTATAGTGTATACTAATATTCCGGTAGTTAGTAATACAATAACAATCACAGCATTTACGTCTTCAATTGTTTTAGTAGACACCTCTGCAGGATCAGTAACATTTAATATACCAACAGCTGCCACACAAGGTTCAGTTGTTACAATTAAAAAAGTAGGTGGAACTAACTCATTAATATTAAACCCAACTTCAACAACAACTATTGATGGCGCATTAACTAAAACCACAACAGATGCATCTGCCTCTATACAATTATTATATGTAAATTCAGTACGAGATTATTTAATACTAAATGCATATGGAACCTGGACATAAGATATTTATATATAAAGAAACAAAATGGATAAAATAACAGTACTTTTTCCTGGCGGGTTTAAACCATTAACTGGTGCTCATCTAGAACTAGCAAATAGATATGCACAAGCTGCAGATGTAGATAAAGTAATTTTATTGATAGGCGAAAAACCTAGAGAAGAAATTACACGTGAAAAAACTATAGAAATTTTCAATCTACTAAATTCAAATCCACAAATTGTAATACAACCTACACAGTTTGATTCTCCAATCACAGCGGCATATGAATATTTATTTGCATTGCCACCAGATGCTACCGGTCGATATGCCATGGCAGCTTCAACAAAAGGAAATGATTATGTACGTGCAAAAGATTTTGTTCCGAATGTAGATAAATACAAAACAGTTGGAGATAAAAAAAAACGTATGATTCCTACTGGCATTGATGCTACGGAATTAAGCATTGATATTGACCCATTACTTTATCCAAACGGCGAACCTATTTCAGCATCAACTATTAGAGCTGCTCTAGCAAACGATGATTATCCAACATTTCGTGCTTCATATCCGATGCAAAATGATGCTGAAGTTAAAAACGTTTGGCAAATATTAAAAGGTGTACAAGAATCTGCAATGTTTAGCACAGAATGGTGGACCTCATCATTAACGGAAGATGTTAATGAAGTAGTTGAAGCTATAATGAATCCTAAGGAAAAAAATCGCCATGATTCTAAAATGAAACAACTTCGTTCATTTCTAGAAAAACATCGCGGCAAAGAGTTTGTATATGATTTTGATCAGTTCGCAAAAACAGTGGTTGGTGCAAAACTAGTAGAAAATGTAATTACAGAAAATTATATTACTCGTGATGAGTTAAAACAAATAGAGCCAGTTATTGATAGATTCTTTAAACGTTTTGGCATTGATGTTGATTTCCAAGGTAAATTTACTCATTTTATTGAACGTTTAAATGATCCTAGGAATGAAGGAACAATTCGTCTAGAAGACTTAGAAAACTTGTTTAGAGACTTATCAGATGAATATGGAGAAAAAATTGTACAACAATTTCAAAGCGGCAATCCAACTGCAGTAGAATCAGATTATCAATTTGATGTCCCATTACATATGCCGTTTCAATTAGAATTTGATCGACAAGCTGGTCAAATTAAATTGATTCCTCGTACTATTAAAGCACAACGTAAACAATGGCAACCAAATAATCCAAATGATGTAATTTATAAAATTGAATCAGTAATGCCTAGGAGCAATAATAGAATCCAATGCGATAATTGTACACATAGTTGGCCTACAAAAACTGGAGGCAAAGATTTATATGTTTGTCACGAGTGTGGTCATGATAATAATCCGGCATTGAAAGAATCAAAAATACTTACTGAAGGTGGCGCTGCCGGACATATGGCGCACCCATGGGATGATCATGGATTGACATTCAATGATATGAAAGAAATTGTTTCTAGAGGGTTAGCAGGTCGATTAGATATTGAACAAGCTGTAACTGAAAAGACTGATGGACAAAACATTCAAATTACATGGAAGAACGGAGAAATTGGTTTTGCTAGAGGTAAAGGAACTATTATTAATCCGATGACAACGCCTGAAATTATTGCAGATTTTCATCGCAAACAACAAAAAGCTATAGACGAAAAAGGAGCTGCTGCAGGCGAAGATTATCAAAGAGTAGTAGATGCATATCAAGCTTGTGCAGAAGATTTAACAGAATCTTTAAAAAGTATATCTTCAGATAAATTGAATCAAATATTCAAAAATGGTCGGGTATTTGCTAACATGGAAATAATTTACCCAGCAACTAAAAATGTAATTGCATATGATAAAGCTCATTTACAATTTCATAACTTAGTTGAATATGATGAAACAGGAAATATTGTTGAAACTGATTTAACAGGTGGCGCAATGATGCAAAAAATTATTCAAGATGCAAATGCACATATGCAAAAAACATTTTCATTTATTCCTCCGCAACGTATCAAGTTAGGTCGAGTATATGATTTTGAAGATCAACAAGCAGCATTCTTTAATGAAATAGATCAGTTGCAACGTCAATTCAATCTTAAAGACACGGATATGATTAGTGAATATCATAAAGCATGGTGGGGAGATGTAATTTCAACTAAAGCTCAACAATTAGGATATGATATACCAGAAGATGTATTAACAACATTAATATATCGTTGGTCATTTAATGATAAATCTAAAAATATTGCAATTCTAAAAAAAGAAATACCCAATCCAGAGTTTTTAGCATGGGTTACTGAATTTGATAAAAAAGATTTTAAACAATATAAAAAACAAAACCTAGAACCATTTGAATCAGTCTTTTTGAGATTAGGGGTAGTTGTGTTACAAAATGCACAAAACTTCTTAGCAGCAAACCCAGATAAAACGGTTCAAGATATTAAAACTGAATTAGCTCAATTGATTCGTGATTTACAAACAAAGAATGATTCTGCTACAATGCAAAAATTAGAATTAGAACTTCGACGCATACAAAAGTTAGGCGGGTTTGATTCAATTGTACCTACAGAAGGAATAGTATTTACATTCCAAGGTAATACATATAAAATGACAGGAGCATTTGCCCCTATCAATCAGATTTTAGGAACGCTAAAGTACGTACGGTAATATTTATATAAAATATAGGATAATCCAATGGCTGAAAAACACAAAAGCAAATACAAAAAACCAGAAAATACTAAATACAAGTCTCGTAAAGATCTTAAAGATTACACGATGGACGACAAAGACGGAAAAATGAATCCAAAATCTTCAGGTGAAAAACAATCTAACGTTTTACGTAAAACTGATAAGCCTATGGTAGATGATGGTAAAATGGATGTGAAGTGGAATGCTGATGATCGTCTTTATAAAGATTTAGAAGATGGTGAGTATGATGAAAAGCATGCTGCAAAAGTGTTGAAAAAACGTCAAGATCAAGACGAAACGGATAACGAGAAAAATATCAAAGATAAAATTGAAAATTTAACTCGTGAACAAAAAGAACGTTTAGTTAGAGAATATGTACGTAGAAAAATTACACGTATATTGAAAGAACAAACAACTCCAGAAGAAGAGCCAGTACCAAATGCAGAAGTTCCTGCACCAACTGATCCTGCAGCAACACCTGCACCAACTGATCCTGCAGCAACACCTGCACCAACTGATCCTGCAGCAACACCTGCACCTGCACCAACTGATCCTACAGCAACACCTGCACCAGATGCAACTGCAACAACAGCAGAGCCTGCGCCTGAAGAAGAAAAAGCAATAGCAGTAGAAAAATTTGTTAATTTCTTAAAAAATCAAACAGGTAATATTGCTCGAATTGAATCAATAGCACGTGCATTAAATTCAACGTTTCCTAAAGATGCAGAACCAGCAGATGTTATTAATTTTTATAAATTATTAAAACGTTTATCAATCAGCAAACTATCAAAATTAATGTCAAAAGATGCCGAAGCCCAATAAAATTTAATAAAAAGTTATATGTCTAAAAAGTTACAAAATGTAAAAGCCGTTCAACAAATGTTGGAAGGCAATCATAAATTTCAAACAAAGAAAACAATTGGGTTTTCTGATGTTGAAACTACAGCAAAACAAAATGAACGTCACGAAGTAGGAGCTATCTGGGAAGAAACTGATTCTTCTACCGGTGTTACATATGTTATTGAACAGTGTGATGGATTCCGTATCAAGAAAACAAAAAACTCTGACACATTGCAATCAATTCGAGACGAAATTAGATCTTTTCCTAATTGTAGAAAAGATGTATGTATTTGTTCCGGAAAAAATCAAGCTGATATTAAAATGCGTAAAATACACGGAATGTGTTTAGACTGCGTAATTGATATGGAGCATGAACTAAAAAAGTCAGGTGAGTATGAAGCATATGAACAAAATAAAATTCGTGAAAATGCAATAGCATGGTTAGCTTCTGCAGAACGCGATGTTGAAATGTTAAAACAAACATATACTGAATCTAGCAAATTTGTTAGTAGTACAAATGGTGATGTTGAAACATGGGCAGCAAAAATGACGCCTGAAGAATTCAATGAAACGGTACAAAAACAATTTGAAAAATTTAAAGAAGAATTTTTAAACAATCTAAATAACAAAGAAAACAATGAAGCTAATTAAAAAGTATTGGCTAGTTATTGCAGGAGCAGTAGCAGCTATCATCGGATTTATGTTGTTAAATAACAATAAATCTAAAAAAGTAAATACGATCAATAAAAAGATCAAAGAGAATGAAAAACAAATTGAAGTTCTTGAAGAAAAAATTGAAGTTGTAGAAGAAGCTCGAGCAGAAGTTGCTGAAGAAATTGTACAACACGAAACATTGATTGATGCATTAGAAGAAAAGAAAGAAAATATTGTTGTTGAAGAATTGCCAGTTGAAGAAGCAAAAGACAATATTTTAGCTAAAACATCACGTGGTAGAAAAAAGAAAAAATGAAAAAGTTTTTAATCATACTTTGTTTATTAGTGCCAACAATTAGTTTTTCTCAAAAAGTTAAAGCTAAGCCTGATACATGTTTTACGCAACAAGAAATTAAAGATATTTCATTTACAATTGATTCTTTATGGGCAGTATGCGATATTAATGATGAACTAATTCCAGAATATAAAAGTTTAATTGCAAAACAAAAAGAAATGATTAAACTTGATTCTACGCAGATTGATTATCAAAAACAACAAACTATTTTACTTCGCGAAAATATCAACTTGTATGTTGAAAAAGAACGCATAACAAACAAATGGTATAACAACAAATATCTTTGGTTAGGAATGGGTGTTATCGGCGGAGTATTTATAGATAGACTATTAAAATAAATAATATGAGCCAACCTAGCATAAAACAAATAATACAGCAACAGTACATGATGTGTGCTAAAGACCCTGTATTTTTTATGCGTAATTATTGTTATATACAACATCCTAAACGTGGAAAGATTAAATTTAATTTATTCCCATTCCAGGAAGACTCACTAACTGAATTGCGTGACAATCGTTACAATGTAATATTAAAGTCAAGACAGTTAGGTATATCAACATTAGCGGCTGGATTTGCTCTTTGGTCAATGCTATTTGCAGAAGACTTTAACGTATTAGTTATTGCAACAACACAAGAAGTAGCTAAAAACTTGGTAACAAAAGTACGTGTCATGCACGACAATTTACCAAGTTGGCTAAAAGGCGCTGTTGAAGCAGATAATAAATTATCTCTTAAATTTAAAAACGGCTCACAAATCAAGGCTGTATCATCAGCAGGTACAGGAGCACGTTCGGAAGCATTATCATTATTAATTGTTGATGAGGCTGCATTTATTCGAAACATTGAAGAAATATGGATTGCATCACAAGCAACTCTATCAACGGGTGGGGGTGCAATAGTATTGTCTACTCCAAACGGAGTTGGTAACTGGTTTCATCAAACATGGGCAGATGCTGAAGCAGACATCAACGGTTTCCATACAGTTAAACTGCATTGGACAGTGCATCCAGAACGAGATCAAGATTGGCGAGATGAACAAACTCGTTTATTAGGTGAACGTGGAGCTGCACAAGAATGTGATTGTGACTTTGTTAGTTCAGGACATACAGTAGTTGACGGACCATTATTATTAGAATATGATGCATTAACTTCAGATCCAATTGAACGAAGAGGTTTCGATGGAAACTATTGGGTGTGGGAATATCCGGACTATGAACGCGATTATTTAGTAGTAGCTGACGTTGCACGTGGTGATGGTGGAGATTATTCTGCATTCCATGTTTTTGATGTACAAGATGTACGACAAGTTGCTGAGTATAAAGGAAAAATTCCTCCTAACGAATTTGGACAAATGCTTGTAACGGTTGCAACAGAATGGAACAATGCCTTGCTAGCAATTGAAAATGCAAACATTGGATGGGCTGCGATACAACCGGCATTAGATAGAGGTTATCAAAATTTACATTATACATATAAAGATGATGGTTATACAGATGCTGATGTACAATTGAAAAAAGGTTATGATATGAAAGATAAGAGCCAAATGGTTCCTGGAGTATCAACTACAACTCGTACACGTCCATTAATGATTTCAGCATTAGAAATGTATATGCGTGAAAAGACTCCTATAATTCGTAGTAAGAGACTGATACAAGAGCTATTAGTATTTATATGGTTAAATGGTAAAGCGCAATCTCAACAAGGCTATAACGATGATTTAGTAATGGCATTTTGTATTGGCCTTTGGTTGCGTGATTCAACATTGAAATTGCGTCAACAAGGAATTGAATTGCATAAAAAAGCGTTATCTTCTTTCCAAAAAACAAATCCAGCCATTTACACCGGAAATAATAGACCTCAAAACACAGGGTGGATTTGTTTTTTG